GTCGAAATTTGCTAATCGCCCTATCGTTCGCAAAAACCCCAGCATTTCCGCGGGCTTGGAGAGGTGACATTACCACATGAGGCAACGCGGACGGCATTCTTCAGCATCGCGCGCGGTGGTTGTGCCCGGTGGGTTTACGCAACCACCTCCACCGCCTGACGGGCTTTCGGAACGACAAAGCGCGATTTGGCGCGAGGTGGTCGCTGGCGAGGACGTTGCGTTCTTTAAGACGGCGGTTACACGGGGTTTATTAGCGGATTACTGCCGGAGACGGGCGACGGGTGAGGAGATAAGCGAGGTCATCAGGGGCCTCGAAGGCGGCTGGTGGGATGACGACGAGCATATCCGGCATTATGACAAGCTGTTGCGGATGCGCGACCGCGAGAACATCGCGACGGTGGCACTGGCGACGAAGCTGCGCCTGACAAATCAGTCCCGATATCTGCCGGATACCGCAGCCCGCGCCGCTGCGAAGAATGCCGAGGTCGACGAACCATGGCGCAAAAGCGCGTAACGCGCGCTCAGCAGGCGATCGACTGGATCGAGAAATATTGCATCGTTCCCGAGGGCACGCTCGTCGGGAAGCGGGTGAAGTTGCGTTCCTGGCAGCAGGACGAAATCCGGCGGATATACGACAACCGGGCCGGCACCAGGCGGGCGATCCTCAGTTTCGGCCGCAAGAACGGCAAGACCGCGCTGAGTTCATTCCTGCTGCTGCTGCATTTGTGCGGCCCCGAGGCGCGACCGAACAGTCAGTTGTACTCGGCGGCGCAGAGCCGCGAACAGGCCGGCATCCTGTTCGGCCTCGCCGCCAAGATCGTGCGGATGTCGGCGCCGCTGGCGCGCGTCGTGGTGATCCGCGAAACCGCAAAGGAACTGACCTGTCCCGAGCTTGGTACGATCTACCGCGCGCTGTCCGCCGAAGCGACGACCGCGTTTGGTTTGTCGCCGGTGTTCGTCGTACACGACGAATTAGGGCAGGTGCGCGGGCCGCGCAGCCGGATGTACGAGGCGCTGGAGACGGCGACGGGGGCGCAGGAGAACCCGCTGTCGATCGTGATCTCGACCCAGGCACCGACCGATGCGGATTTGCTGAGCGTGCTGATTGACGACGGCCTGGCGGCGCACGACCCGCGCGTCGTGGTGTCGCTCTACACCGCGCCGATGGATCTGCACCCGTTCGGCGAAGAGGCGATAAAGGCGGCCAACCCGGCGTTTGGCGATTTCCTCAACGCCACCGAGGTGCTCGGCATGGCGGCCGACGCCGAGCGGATGCCGAGCCGGCAGAGCGAATACGAAAATCTGATCCTCAACCGGCGCGTCGAGGCATCGGCGCCGTTCATCAGCCGCCAGTTGTGGATCGCCTGCAATGCCGAGCCGCTGCCGCTCGCCGGCCACCCGGTTTATGGCGGCCTCGACCTGTCGGCGGTGTCCGATCTGACGGCGCTGGTGCTCGGCGCACGGGTTGATTCGGTGTGGCAGATACACCCGACATTCTGGCTGCCGGGCGACGGGCTGGCGGCGAAATCGCGGGCCGACCGGGTGCCCTACGATCTGTGGCACCGCGACGGGCATCTGCTGGCCGCACCGGGCAAGAGCGTCGATTACGAGTATGTCGCCGAGCATCTCCGCGGCCTGTTCGATCGGCTGGATATCCGCAAGATCGGCTTTGATCGGTGGGGCTGGAAGCACTTGCGGCCGTGGTTGTTGAAGGCGGGTTTCACCGAAGCACAACTCGAAGAGCACTTCGTCGAATTTGGGCAGGGCTTCCAGGACATGAGCCCTGCGCTGCGCGCGCTCGAGGCCGAGATACTCAATGGCCGGCTGGCGCATGGCGGGCATCCGGTGCTGTCGATGTGCCTCGCCAACGCCACCGTCAAGATCGACCCGGCCGGCAACCGCAAGCTGGCGAAAGACAAGTCCGCCGGCCGCATCGATGGCGCGGTCGCGCTCGCGATGCTGGCCGGCGTCGCGCCCCTTGAGGAGCCGCGGTTCAACCACCGCAGCATGGTCGGATAAGCCGGCCGCCACCACGACGACATCGGGAATACGACGATGCAAGTGCGCAAGCTAGAGCATGCGGCACCGCCGCCAGCTGGCGATCCGCTTGAATTCGTAATGAGCGATGGCTCGGTCGACCGCATGCGTGACGTCATCGAGCCGGATGGATGGAAGCTCGACAATTTCCGGCGTAACCCTATCGCGCTGTTCGGCCACGATCCGCAATTCGTGATCGGCCGCTGGCACGATGTCGGCGTGCGCAAGGGGCAGTTGACCGGCAGCCTGGAACTGATGGACCCGGTCTCGGAGCGGCTGCGCGAGATCCACACCGCGGTCAATGCCGGCATCCTGCGCACCGTGTCGGTCGGGTTCCATTCCGATAGCGCCGAACCGCTCGGCAAGGGCGGCGGCCTGCGTTTCACCGAGGCCGAGCTCGTCGAGTGCAGCCTGGTCGCCGTTCCCGCAAATCCGAACGCGCTGGCGGTTGCCCGCTCGCTCGGCCTCTCCCGCGAGACCCGCGCTCTGATCTTTGGCGTGCCTGCCGAAGAGCCGTCGTCTCGGGGATCACCCGGCGTGCCTGCCGCGACGAAGACCGCGAAATCAGGAACCACGAGGATGAACTATTCGGAACGCATACAGGCCGCCCAACAGGAAGTGGTGGGCTTGCAGGATCAACTCGGGCAACTGCCCGATGTCGACGACGTGGCGAAGGTGAGCGAGCTCACCCAGCGCATCAGCGAAGTGCAGGGCAAAATCTTTGCCTGGGTCGAGGCCGAGAAGGCGCTCGGCAACGAGGCCGCGCCGATCACCGTGCCGAAAGAACGCATCCAGGTGTTCCGGCCGAGCGAGACCCTGCCATCGAGCGTGCCGAAGGCGTGGGCGCAGCCGAAGCGCAAGGAGATCCCGCCCGAGGAGCATCTGCTGCGCGAGTTCGTGGCAACCGCCGTCGCGTACGTGAAGCGCTTACCGCTCGAAGTGGCGCTCGCCGAGTGCTACGGCAGCTATGGCGACTATGAGGCGACCAAGGGCGTGTTCGAGTGGCGGCAGCGGGCCGCGACGGCGCCGGCGACCACCACAACGAGCACTTGGGCCGCCGAATTGGCCGTTGTCGGCCAAGGCGCCTGGTTCAATGCGCTGATGGCCGGGTCGATCTTTCAGCCGGTCGCCTCGCGCGGCATGAACATAACGCTCGGCCGCAACGCCTCGATCAGCATGCCGACGCGGCAGGCGACGCCGACTATCGCCGGCTCGTTCGTCGCTGAAGGCGCGCCGATCCCGGTGCGGCAGGCGGCGTTCACCGCGGTGACCATCGGCCTCAAGAAAATGGCCGTCATCACCAGCTACACCCGCGAGATTGCCGAGCACTCGACACCTGAGATCGAGACGATCCTGCGGCAACTGATCATGGACGATACCGGCGTCGCGGTGGACACCGTGTTCATCGATGCCACGTCGTCGACCGCGGTGCGCCCGGCCGGCATCCGTTCCGGTGTCGCCGGTCAGACGCCAACCGCGGGTGGCGGGTTCACCGCGCTGGTCGGTGACATCAAGCTGCTGGTCGGCATCCTGGCGGGCATGAACTCACTGTCGAACCCGGTGTGGATCATGAACCCGGTGCAGCAGATCGCGATCTCGCTGACCCAGAATGCCGGCGGCGAGTTCCCGTTCCAGGCGGAGATCAACGGCAACCGGCTGATGGGCTACCCGGTCGTGATCTCGTCGACGGTGCCGGCCGGCATGATCATCCTGATCAATGCCGACGACCTGATGGTGGTGCAGGGCGACACGCCGCGGTTTGACGTGTCGGATCAGGCGACGTTGCACTTCGAGGACACGACGCCGGCGCAAATCTCGACGCCGGGCTCGCCGAACGTCGTCGCCGCGCCGGTGCGGTCGATGTTCCAAACGGACTCGCTCGCGCTGCGCATGATCCTCCCGATGAACTGGGCCATTCGGCGGCTGCCGGCGCCGGTGGCGTGGATGACCGGCGTCACCTGGTAGTGCGCTCCTACGCATGGCTGAAGCCGGCCTCGTGGTTGCGGGGCCGGCGCATTGAGAAGGATGAACACGATGCCAAACGACGAACTGAAGCAGGAATACGAGCAGCAGAAGGAGCGGCGGGCGACGCTGACGACTATGACGCTGGCCTCGACCGACGGGATGGCACAGCCGCCGACGCCGACCCAGGAAGAAAACGACCTCGCCGCGCTCGGGCTCTTACACCCGGACGAAAAGGCGCAGGCGGATCTTAAACCAATGCCCTCGGTCGCGGCGCAGCAGGCGTATCTCGCGAGCGGCGAGGCACTGCCGGTGGCGCCCGCCGCCAAGCCGGCGCCACGTCCCGCAGCGGCGCGCCAGGAGCCGGTGCGCCACGAGCCGCCACGGCACGAAAGGTCGTAAATGTCGCTCGTCGAGCGGATGGGGCGGGCGCTCGTGCGCCCGTTCCTGCCGCGCCCGAAGGCGTTGGCGAGCTCGTCGCAGAGCTCGGGCTACATCCCGCCCGATTGGCCGTGGAACTTCTGGCAGCTTGGTTATGATCCGCTGCGGGCGCCGGGCGGCGGTGCCGTTGTGCATGCCTGCATCGCGGCTTATTCCCAGACCGCGGCGCAATGCCCGCCGTCGCACTGGCGCTCGACAGGTGACGGCGGGCGCGAGCGCATCGCCACCTCGGCGCTGTCGCGGGTGATGGTGCGGCCGAATACCTATCAAAGCGGCAGCGATTTCGTGCTGAATCTTGTCGGCGCGCTCTACAGCGATGGCAACGCCTATGCCTACGCCGAGCGGAATAACCGCTTTGAAGTGTCCGCATTGCACCTGATGAGCAGCCCCTCGTGCGAGGCGACGGTCGCCAGTAATGGGGAAGTCTTCTATTCGCTGTCGGGCAATCCCGTTATCGACAACCTGTTGCCGCGCGAAGCGCTGCAACGAGTGCCGGCGCGCGACGTGCTGCACGTCAAGCTCGATGCCCGAAACGGCAACCCGCTAAAAGGCGAGCCGCCGCTCGCTAGCGCAATGCTCGATGTCGCCGCCAGCGAACATATGGTCCGCCAGGCACTTACCTACGAGGCAAACCGCAGCCGGCCATCGGGCGTGCTGACAACCGATCAGCACCTTGATGTGACCCAGATGTCCGACATCCGGCAATGGATACTTGAGCGGACGACGGGGCAGGGCAGCGGCGGTTTCGTCATCTTGGGCGACGGGCTCAAATATCAGCCGATCTCCGCGACATCGCGGGACGCGCAGCTTGCCGAGATGCTCCAGATTTCCGATGGGCGCATCGCGACAGCATTCCGCATTCCGCTGCCGCTGCTATCACTGTGGGGCGCCAACGTTCCGCCCGCCAGCGAAGATCAGATGCGGTTCTGGGTCGCCAACGCCTTTGGGTTCAGCCTGAACCACATCGAGGATGGGATCGGCAAATTCTTCGGGCTGCCCGGCTGGCCGCTTGAATATCTCGAATTTGACACCGCAGCACTATTGCGCAGCGCTCAGAAGGACCGGCTGGAGGCGCTTGCTCGCGGCGTTCAGGGCGGAATTTACAGTCCGAACGAAGCGCGTGCGCTGGAAGATTTGCCCGCGGCCAAGGACGGCGAATCCCCGCGCGTGCAGCAACAGGTCGTCCCGCTTGATGCATGGTCCCAGCCGCCGCCCGCAACGCCGCGGCCCGATGCGCCGGCAGCACCGCCACCCGCCGGGGCCAACGAAAACAAGCCGGCCGACACCGCAGCGGCGAAGGATGCCGGCATCGCGGAGATATGGAAGGTGTTCAATGCCGGCGCTCGATGAACTCGCCGTTGCCCTCGGCGGTGAGCTCGGCGCCGTCGCCGCCCGCATCGAGCGCGAGTTAAAGACAATGTTTGCGCTTGAGAGCGAACGGCTGCGCGCCGAGCGGGCCGAATTCGAGCTCCGCGTCGAGCGCGCCGTCGCGGCACGGTTGGCCGAACTCAAGGATGGCCCGCCGGGGCCGCAGGGAAGCCCAGGAGAGCGTGGAGAGCCGGGCGCGGGCATCGTGGGGCCGCCCGGTGAACCCGGCCCTCCTGGGCCGCCGGGAGAGCCCGGCGAGACGCCCTATGTCGGCGAGGTCTTCGCCCTGTTCGATCCGGCTGCCGAATACCGCAAATTCGATCTGGTCAGCCTCAACGGTTCGCAGTGGCGGGCGAAGCGCGATGCGCCGGGGCCGCTGCCCGGCGACGGCTGGGCAATCGCCGGCCAGGTCGGCAAGCGCGGCGAGGCTGGGCAGCGCGGCGAGCGCGGACTGCAAGGTCCGCCGGGGCCGCCCGGCGCGGTCATCGCCAAATGGAGCGTGCGCGATTACGTGGCCGTGCCGGTGATGTCGGACGGCAGCGCGGGGCCGCCGCTCGATCTGCGCGGCTTCTTCGAGCAGTACCATGTCGAGGCGGCCGAGTGACGCCGCTCTACACGACGGTCGTCACGCCCGCCGCCGAGCGCGCGCTCGTGACGCTCGACGATCTGCGCGAGCAGCTTCGGGTGCGGCCCGGCGATGTCGCCAACGATAGCTGGTACACCAAGGTCATCGCGCGGTGCAGCCTCGCCGCAGAGCGGTATTGCGGGCGCATCTTCACGGTGCAGGACTACCTCGACACCTTCCGCGCCGGCGTCAGCGCCGCGCCCGACGAGCCGCTGATTCTGAGCCAGGCGCCGGTCGATCCGGTATCGCTGGAGACGACCCTCGATGGCGTGGTGCTCGCTGCCGATGGCTACGCGCTCCAGCCCGCAGTCGGGCATTTGTGGCGCACCGGCACCTATTGGACGAGCAGCAGCGGCCTCACCGTCGCCTATACTGCCGGCTTTGCCGAGATTCCCGCCGACGTGCAGCAGGCGGTGCTCGACCTCTGCACCATGGAAAATGCCGGCCGCGGCCGCGACCCGCTGCTGCGCGCCTCGGAATCACCCGGCATCGGACGCCAGGAATACTGGGTGGGCGGCGTGCCGGGCGCCTCGCTGATCCCGCAGGACATCGCCAGCCTGCTCAACCCGTACCGGCGCGGGCTCGTCGGATGATCGAATACAAGATCGATGTCAACGACACCCGGCTCCAAGTGGCGCTCGGCGAGTTGCCGAAACAACTGCGGCGCCGGTTGAAGGGGAAGATCGGAGAGTTGACCAACCAGCTCTTGCGCATGGTTAAGGCCCGCGAGCCGGTGCGCACCGGGCGGATGCGCTCGCGCACCCATGCCTATGTCGACGAGAACGTCGCCAAGAACTTCGTGCGCGGCCGGGTGCGCATCATCGCGACGGGGCAGGCGCAACCGCTCGCCGCCGCCTTTGGCGCGCTCGAATACGGCAGCACCGGACGCCGTTTCCCGGTGAAATCTTATCGCCGGGGCAGCGGCCAGGTGCGCGCCTACGAGCGCCGTGGCGGCATTCGCGAGATGCGCTTTCTGCGCGGCGCCGCCGCCGTCATGCTGCCGCGCGCGCGTGCCGAAATCGAAGAGGTGCTCAACGGCACCGTGCGGGACGCACTAAAGTGAACCGCGAGCTGATCCTGACGGCACTGCTCGGCAAGCTGACCGCGCCGCCGATGGTGTTCAACTTCACCGCCGACACCACGACCGGCGACGTAACCCTGGCGAATGTCAGCGACACCACCGGGCTGATGGTCGGCATGCCGGTCAACGGCGACGGCGTGTCGCTCGACGCGGTGATCGCCACGGTGACGCCGACCGTCACCCTGTCGTTGCCCGCGCTCGCCGACCGCACCGGCGCGGCGCTGACGCAGGGCTTCCTTACCGTCGAGCGCCGCATGCGCGACCCGGCCGTCGAGCAGGACATGCCGGCGCTCTATCTCGTCGAGGGCAACGAGGTTCACAACTGGGGACCCGCCGCCGCGCTCGTCGAACTCAACTGCGAAGCCTGCGTCTATACGCGGGTCGGCGCCACCGACAACGCGATCCCGGCCGCCATGCTCAACACCCTGATCGATGGGCTGGAGCGGGCGCTCTACTCCAATTTGCCGCGCTCGTTCCGCCAGAACCTCGGCGTGCATGGCGTCCACTATTGCCGCATCGAGGGCGAGATCGTGAAAGACCCGGGCCATGCCGCGCAGACCGCGAGCGCGATCATTCCGCTCAAGATCGTCGTCGGCCAGAGCGCCGACACCTACGCCAATCCATAGGAGGAGGTCGTTTAATGGCCGCAAGCACACTGAACATCGGGCTACAGTCCCAGATCGAAGGGGAACTGGTATTCACCGGCACCAACGACATCGGGCCGAAGCTCACAATCACCCTGCCGCTGGTGCAATTCGGGCCGTCGGGGGCGCTCGGCTTTATCCAGGACGAGTGGGGCCAGATTGAATTGACCGGGGACGTTCTGGCCGATCCGACCACCGGCTCGTTCGGGACGGTGCTGCACCCGGACGACGCGATGGTGAGCCCAACCACCGCTGCCTACTACGTCGGCACCGGCAGCATCACCTGGCAAGGCGAGGGTGACGTTACCCCGCGCGATGTCGGCAACGTCAACACCTTCGAATTGACGCCGGCCGTCGAGCGCCTCGACCACTGGAACCACCGCGTCGGCGGCATCCGCAAAAAGGATTTCTCGCCGGTCGTGCAGCAGACGCTCGAAGTTCACATGGTGATGGACGAGTTCACCGCGGCGAACCTGCAAATGGCATTGCTTGCCACGGCGGGGCCATAGATTTAGATGGTTTCGCTGATCGATATTGTTCCGCAAACCAAGACGGTGCAGATCACCGCCGGCGACCTGGAACTCCGCGGTCTCGGCTTGCGCCACGTCGCCGATTTGCTCGTGCGCTTTCCGGAATTGCGCAAGCTCTTCGTCCAGGGCGCGCCGGAGCTCGATGTCGAGGCACTGATCGAGACGGCACCGGAAGCTGTCGCGGTGATCATAGCGGAAGCGGCGCAGCAGCCGGAAGCGGCGCCGCAGATCGCCGAAGCGATGGCGCTCGACGATATGGTCAACTGTCTGCTGGCGGTGCGCGATCTCACGATGCCCAATGGCACCGCCCCTTTTATGGAGCGCCTGCGAAAGCTGATCGGCGCCGGCGGCGCCGCCGACCAGCCTGGCAGGGATCAGGATACGAGTTCGCCGCCGCCGCCGAGCAACTGATCGCCTATGGGCACAGTGCGCGCGATGTCTGGGACTACACGCCGCGCCAGGCGGCAGCCTTCCTCATCATCGGCGGCCACCGCAGGCGCCGCGAAATGAGCCAGGAACTGCGGCTCGGCGTCCTGGCGAACCGCGGCGACGAGAAGACGCTCCGCGCTACCCTCAAAGACTGGGAAAGCTGAGACGTGCCGAACCTCGACATAAACATCGTCGCCAAAAGCAATCTCAAAACCGAGCTATTGGTTGCCCAACAAGCACTGAAGCAGCTTGGGCAGCAGGCGACGGCGGCGGCGCGGGACGTTGCCAAGGGCATCGGCGACCCGGCTCGCGTGCAGCAACTCACGCGGGCATGGGAACAACAAAACGTCGTTGTTCGCCAACTCTCAGGCGAATACCGCAAGCTATCCGGGTCTGTCGACGAGACCGCCCAGAGCTTCCGCAGCATGGTCCGCGAAGGCCGCGGGATGCGGCGGTTAGCCGGCGAACTCACCAGTTTCGGCGGCGGCATCTCAGGGCTAACCACACTCCTGGGCGGCCTCGCGGGCGGGTTTGTCGGCGCCTTCGCCGGGCAAGCGGTCGGTAACGCGATCAGCTTCATGCTCAAAAGCCTCGGCTCGATGGCCGAGGCACTCTCCAAGCTACAGAATCAGGCGCTTCAATCCGGCCTCCCGCCGATCGCAATGCAGGCGATTGGTGAGGCGGCGAAGCGCGCCGGGCTCGACGCCGAGATCGGCGCCAAGTCATTGGAGACCTTCTCTAGGGCTCTCGACGCGCTGCGCGCCAAGCCCGACCCCGGCATCCAGATCGTCAACGGGATGAGGATGGTCATCCCGCAGATTGAAAAGGGCGCGGCAGTAACCAAGGACTGGTCGAATTCCCTGGAGGCGCTCGGCATCAACTTCAGGAGATTCCCCGACACGCCGCAAGGCAAGATCGACGCCTATCGGGCCGCGATCCAGAAAGCCCTCGAACTCGAAGCCCGGTTCCCATCGCAGATCAACCGGCTGTCGCAGGATCTGTTCGGCGCACCCATTGCCATGATCCGGGCAATGGCCGGCGATGTTGCACAACTCGACGCGCTGATCGCGAAGCTGGCGCAAACGGATCGCGGCGCGACAAACGCAAGGTTGCAGGCGCTCGGCCAACTCAAAACGGCGCAGGGGGAGCTCGGCACGGCATGGCAGGAGATGAACGCCCGCTATGAAACCTGGTTGTTCGGTCAACAGGCCGGCGCGAACCAATGGCTCGCCCGGTTCATTGAGCAGAATTCGACGCTCCAGGGTTTGCAGGAAAATTTCGCACGCAACACCCAGGCGACGCTCGATGCGATTTCAGCGGCCGTCCAGGGGCTACTCGACGCGATGCTGCAAGCCTGGACCTCGTTCTGGTCCTCCGTTCAAAGCCTCGGTGAAAGCACGCTGACTTGGATCAGCAATCAGATCAGCGCGATTATGGACCTCATAAACAAAGCGGTGGCCGCCACCCAAGCGGCGATTGGCGGCGCCGCTGCCGCCGGCGCCCCGGTCGGTCCTGGCGGCTTCGCCGCGGGCGGTGTGGTGCGCGGTCGCGGCACCGGCACCAGCGACTCGATCCTGGCGCGCCTCTCGAATGGCGAATTCGTCATGCGCGCCGCCGCCGTCCAGCATTGGGGCGCCGGCATGCTGTCGGCGATGAACTCGGCCGGGATGCCGCGCTTCGCCGAGGGCGGCCTCGTCGCGGCCGGCGCGGGCGGCGCCCCGGTTCACCTCCACCTCGGCGGCCACAGCTTCGCGCTGTCGGGTTCGACCGGCGTCGTCGATGCGCTCGTCGTCGAGGCGCGCCGGCAACAGGTGCGCAGCGCGGGCATCAAGCCGTCGTGGTACGGCGGCAGGCCGGGCGGGCATTAAATGCCAGCGCCGTTCGCGACCGTCTTCGACATCATCTACTACGATAACGGCACCGCCGTTTCCGGCGTGCCGCCCTACTCGGCGCGCGGCCTCAAAGGCACGCTCACCCCGATCGACCTAGCGCGCGGCAGCGACAAGCTCGCCCGCACCGTCAACGGCACGCTGATCGATCTCTCGGCGCCGCAGATGCGCAAGTATCAACTGGAAGCGAATGGCGACGACCAGGACCCGCCGGCGCTCGACGACCTCTGGGTCGGCATGCTGGTGCAGATCTATTGCCACGTCGAGATCGGCCGGCACACCGCTTCCGGTGCGCCGGCGCACGATGCGGTGCCTGGCTCGATCCGCTACCAGGACGATTGGACGTTCTATCGGCCCAGCATGCAGATGCGCATCGTCGAGTTTTCGATCGAGCGAGCCGAGTGGGAAGCCAAGGTCTCGTGGTCGCTGGTGCTGGAGGAAGTCTGAGTGCCCGGCCCCTTCTATTTCGCGTGGGCCGGCGGCACGATCCAGGATCAGGTGATCGTTGTCACCACCGGGCACACTCACGGCGGCCAGATCGAAACCGTGCCGGTGATCGGCGACACCCAAGCCGGCGTCGGTTTTGTCAAGAACGTCGCCAGCAACCAGGCGCTGGAGCAGAGCACGCTCTACCTGATCGAAGGGCCGGGCGTCTCGGCGTTCTTTATGATCGAGGAGGCGTTACAGCCCTCGCCCGAGTGGATCAACATGAACAGCCCCGCCGGGCAGACCCTGCGGGGGGCGACATTCAAGGCCACCAAGTCGGTGCCGATGGACACCGGCATCGCCACATTCGCCGCCGGCAGCAACATCGTGGCGCTCGATCCGGCACTCGATCTCGCGCCCGGCTATTACGGCGCGACCGGGCCGGCCATCGGGCAATGCCGCGACACCGGCGGCGGCCAGGATATCCAGATCGGCAGCGCCTACCTGTTCCACGACGGCAGCGGCACCGGGCAGATGTACGCCTTCGCCGCGGTGCCGCCCGACGCGCCCTCGGGCGTGGCTCAGTTCGAGGTCATCGCGCTCCTCAGCGGGCAGTACCCGTTGCAGCTCACCGGCATGGCCTCGGACGACTGGACCAGCGTCACATCAATTCCCGAGGCGCACCTCGCCGGCCTGACGCCGGGGCTCACCTACAACATCGCCGGCAACGGCATCGCAACCGGCACTACCTTTGTCGCGCCGGACGGCGGCACCTCGATCACCCTCAGCCAGCCGGCATCCTCTTCCGAGCGGGCCTTGCTGACGATTACCGGGCCGCGCACGCCGAACGCACCCTTTGACCCGGCGACCCACAACCGCTTCGACGAAGACGTGCTCGACATCGAGATCGCCCACGAGGAAGGCGGCTTCGCCACCCTCAAGGTGCGCGTCAGGAACCCCGCGGTCGGCCTGCTCGCACCCGGCCGCAACCTCTGGGCGTGGCTGTCGTGGGACCAGGCATGGACACCGGACGGCGGCGCCACGCCCGACCTGCTGCCGCTGTTCAACGGCCGCCTGGTCGGCGTCCCGCGGCTCCAGGCCGACGAGATCGTCGAACTCGAATTCATCGCCCGGCCCGACGATTACAGCGTCCAGAAGGCGGGCCTCACCGACGAGCTGTCGGTCTTGCCGTGGTACGACCCGGTGTGGCTGGCCTCGAACGTCAACGAGGACACCGTGCTGGAAGCCTACAGCGCCCTGTGGCACGTCGACCGCACCACGCTGGAAGTCAGCGTCAGCGATATCGTGCAGGGCGAGGACGGCATCATCGAGATCAGCGAAGGCCAGGCGCTCTACGACGCCTTCTCGCTGAGCTACGGCCAGCCGCCGCTCAATGCCGTGACGCTCTCCGGCACGGTCAGCTGGTCGCAGCAGGCAAGCGGCCTGCTCGACGTGACGGGGCCGCTCGTCCGGGCATTCTCGCAAGCCGGCTCGCCGCTCGGCAACCGGCCGTTTCCGACCAGCCCGGCGAACGCCAACATCAACCTCGGCATGGGGTTCGGCTCCCGCATCAAGGGCGGCGGCGCGCTGATCGCCATCATGAACGGCGACGGGCTGTTCCAGGATTGGCCAAAACCCGGCACCAATATCGGCGGCGGCTGGGCACTCAGCACCGAAGACGATGCCGGCGGCACGCCGCTGTGCTTTATCCACGGGGCGGCCTGGCTCGGCCCGGAGATCAGCTACAACGTCACCTTTTTCGGGCACACCCAGCCGGCCGAAAAGGGCGACACCGAAGAGGCCACCAACGTCAACGTCTTCCTGCACGGTGGGCAGATCGGCCCGATCTCGGTCGCCTTCCCGGTCAACAACTACAAGATCCGCATGATCCTCAACTACCGGGCCGACCGCAAACGCACCGAAACGATCAACGCGGTCCTGGTCGGCGATGTCCAGCAAATGCTGTCCGACACGACCGACGCCGACCGCGAGACGGTGAGCTTCACCTCGGAGTACGTCGCGCAGGGGATCGACCCCGGTGGCGAAGTGCCGCTCGGCAACCTTGCCTACAAGAGCTATTTCCAGACCGACCGCGGCAGCCAGTCTTTTGAATACCTGATCCTCGCAGCGCGGGCGAAACTGCGCGCCCGGGCGCGCGCCGTCGACGTGACATTTGCGACAAACTGGACCGACGCCATCGGCCTCGCCATCGGCCTGCGCAACAGCGTCACGCTGTTTGACCGGCGCCTGCCCGGCGGCGCCGCCACCGGCAAGGTCAAGAGCTATCGGCTCGTCGTGGCGGGTGGCACCATGCGCGGCGAGTTCACCATCGGGTGCAGCATCGGCACCGGCCTGCCGGCGAATGCCGCCATCGGCGTCAACAGCTACGTCGAGGACGACTACACCGACGACTACCAGGTCGTCGCCGGCGGCCAGATCGAGATACTCCCGAGCGAGATTGCCTATCAGGCGCTGACCGACTTCGTGATCTCGGACGACGGACTCAACCTGCCCCTCGTCAACACCGACAACGCGGTCAATTCCTGCACGGTCGTCAACGGTCTCGACCGGCAGATCGAGGTCGCCAAGATGTTTCAGGGCGTCACCATCAAAGGCGAGAACCCGCCCGACGCGATGGCCGAACTGGTCACCACGGTGACGCTCGACATGAAGCCGGTGACCGGCAGCGAATTTCACACCGATTTCTTCCCGGCGCTGACGCCGCTCGCGCTCCCCAAGACAATCGACCTGGAGGCAAGCTGATGCCCGATGGCAGCATCGAGTTTTTTGTCCGGCCGTTCCAGTCGCCCGGCAGCTTTGGCACGATCATCATCCCGTCGCGGCCGAGCGGCACCCACGAGAAGGCAATGCTGACCTGGGGCGCCAAGTCGAAAATGCCCGAGATGGTGCCGACCTCGACCAACCTCAACGTGAAGTGCTGCGGCGAGGCACTCCAGGAAGCCTCGCGCGAGAGCGAGACCGTCCGCATCACCCAACCCGGCAAGCCGGAGAACTACGTCGATGTCGCGCGCGCCCGCAACGTCAAGCTCAAGAAACGGGAAAAGAACGCCTGCGGCGGCGCCTTCCAGGCCGAGCTTAACGCCTTCTGGGGTTCGGTCTTCGCCGATATGGACGCCGCCTTCAAACCGTTTGGCGCCGGCGACACGGACGGCCAGAAGAGCTGCGACGTGCAGTGGGCGTTGTCGAACGTGGCCTGAGCGATGGTCGATTACGTCGAAGATCCGATCGGCCGCATCGTCAACGTCCACTGGGCCGACGACGACGGTAGCCACCCGCCGGACGAGCCTGTCCTGCAATGCGGCACCTACAGCTATTCCTTTCGGCTGGATTACATCTCGTCGGGTATCGTCAGCCCGATCCCGACCGGCAGCGACGGCGATCCGTGGATGGTCCGCGACCCGAGTTCGCCCGATTGGCAGCACACCTGGCCGCTCGGCCTTACCCTCACCACGGGCGCCATCCTCTTCGGCCGCGGGCAAACCCGCGTCCAGATGACGCCCGCCAGCTACACCATCTCGACCAGCTTCTGGGATCTTACGAACAGTGCCGGCAGTGACCGAACCTATGGCCTGCTCTTGATCCACAGCGCCGGGCCGCGCGATTACAATCAATTTCCCTATCTCGGCATTCCGACATCGCCGCAACCCTACGAGCCGTTTTTCATCTTCACCGGCGGCTCGCTGGCCTGGACGTATCAAATCAACCCCGGCCTCAACGGCGAGATATGGAAGCCGACGATCACCGGCTCGGGCGCCAACGACATCCTGTGGGACGACCCGAGCCGGTTCGACCCGGCTTTCGGCGGCGACGCCTTGATCCGCGTCGTGTGGCGAACCAGCGGCGACCCGGAAGGGCTGTGGCGCGACGCAGATGTCGATGCGTTCTGGCGCGGCTCAACCCTCGGCCCGCAAATCACTCCGGGCTACATCGAGTGGGGCGATCCGCCGATAGCGCATCCACAGGAAAACGCCTACGGGCAGAATATCGGTTTTCAGATCACCAGCACCTGCCCGGATTTGCCCTACCGGCACGAAGACCCGGTGTCGATCCACGACGACGGCAGCCAAGGCAACCTCGGCGGCGGCTAAATGGACATCACCTTTCGCACGCTAGGACCGTGGGGGCCGGGCAAGGGCTCGAACCTCCAGCCGTCCGAAGTCGATAGCAATTTCTGGTCGATCGCGCAGGCGATCCTCGACCTCCAGGAAAACCCATCGCTGCCGAACGGGATCGCCTCGATCACCGTCTCCGGCACGCAGATGACGATCTATCTCAACGATGGCACCGTGCTGGGGCCGTACACGCTGCCGGTGCTGACCTTCACCTGGCGCGACGAATGGGAGCCGGGCACCAGCTACGCCGCGCTCGATGTCTTCAAGGTCACCAACGTCGGGATCTTCATGGTGGAGATCTCGCACATCAGCGACGTGGCGTTCGATCCCGCCCTGACGGTCGGCGGCCAGCCGGCGCTCTTGCAACTGTTCGGCTCGACCGATGTGCGGCTCGTCGGCCTGCCCGACGTGCTGGTCGACGACAGCCTGCAAAACCGCGACATCCTCGAATACGTCGACGGCTACTGGATGAACCTGGCGCCCGGCGACATGCTCTATCAGTCGTCGGACGCGGTTGACATAAGGGGCGGCCGCATCACCGGCATGCCGTCGCCGGTCAGCGCCAGCGATGTCGTCAACAAGGCATACGTCGACGCGCTGCCGGCCGGCATGACTGCGCCGCCCGACACGATGATGGCGAATATCGCGGGGGTAACCGCACCGGCCATCCCGAACACGCTGTCGGCCTTCCTCGATGCGGTGCTGGCGGTGAGCGTCGTCGGCTCATTGATCTACCGCAGCGGCACCGGCTGGGTCGCGCTCGCCCCGGGCACCACGGGCTACTACCTGCGCACCGCCGGACCAGGCGCCGACCTGCTGTGGGACACAGGCGGCACCGGCGTCACCGCGATCTCGGCCGGCCCCGGCATATCGACGGGCGGCGCGCCGATCACCGGCGCCGGTACGGTGTCGCTGGCGCCGGTCGCCGACAACACGATCCTCGCCAATGCCAGCGGCACCACCACAGCGCCGGTGCCGACCACCCTGTCGGCCTTTCTCGACCGCGTGCTGACCAATGCCCGCGGCGCGCTGATGACGCGCACCGGCGCGGGCTGGGTCGCCTTGTCGCCGGGCACCGCCGGCTACTACCTCAAGACGCAGGGCGCCGGCACCGACCTGATGTGGGACGCGCCGTCCGGCGCCGGCACGGTTACCAGCGTCGCCGCCGGCGCCGGGCTCACCACCGGCGGCGGCCCGATCACCGGCAGCGGCACGATATCGCTCGCCGCCGTCGCCAATCTCAGCCTGCTCGCCAACATCAGCGGCGCGAGCGCGGCGCCCGCCGGCACGACCGTCTCACAACTCCTCGACGCCGCCATGTCGGGAACCCAGGGCGCGGTGCTCTATCGCGGCAATGGCGGCTGGGTCGCGCTTGGGCCGGGCACCAGTGGCCAGGTGCTGACGACGGCGGGCAGCGCCGCCAACCCGGCCTGGGCCAACGTGCCGGCGAGCGCGCCGATCGCCAACCTGCTGATCCTCGGCAACATCAGCGGCTCGACCGCCGCCGCGACCGGCGTGTCGCTGAGTGCCGTCATCGATGCCGTGTTCGGCTCGGTGCGCGGCATGGTGCTCTATCGTGGCGCGGCCGGCTGGGCGGCGCTCGCCGCCGGCACCGCCGGCCAGGTGCTGACCACCGGCGGCACCGCTTCCGACCCGTCCTGGACGACGCCCACCGGCGGCGGCGGCGGCGCCAGCGTCTCGACCGGCACCACACCGCCCGCCTCGCCCGCCGCCGGCGACCTGTGGTGGGACAGCAGCGACGGCAGCGGCCAACTCTTCGTCTGGTTCGACGACGGCACCTCGGCCCAGTGGGTCGTCGCCAACAGCGCGATCGCCGCCGCGCCGAAATACAATATCGGCTTCTCGTTTACCGGCGGCGTGCTGGCGAACTCGCAACTCCTCGGCATGCACCGCGTCTCGAAGGCCATTACCATCCCGGCGAATTTCGGCGGCCACGAGGGACACGTCAGCCAGGCCGGGGCGACGGCGGCGGCGACGGCGAACACGGTGATCAGCGTCGACCGCGCGCTGTCGGCAAGCCCGAACACCTTCACCCAGATCGGCATGATCACCATCACGGCGGGCGGCATCGCGCCGACCTTCGCCACCTCCGGCGGCGCCGCGATCAGCCTCGCGCAAGGCGACGTGCTGCGCCTCGTCGGGCCGGCGAGCGCCGACACCACGCTGGCCAATTTCTACGCCACCATCGTCGCGCAGGAGACTTGATGGCACTGTTATTCTGCGAGGGCT